GATGGCTGCGATGATGGCTCGGGCGTACGCTTTTATGTGATCAAACCCTTGAATACTGGAATTGCCGTAGGGTGCAGCTAGTTTCGATATATCAGCGTCCGACAACTCCCCCGCTTGGCTTGGCTGCTTGACGTATCGCACAAACTCGCCGCCAACTTTTAGCCGGACAGACCCATACAACCCTTCCGCGCTACCTCCGCCACTTACAGACTGCAAACTGATGCTGTCGTTGCAGTAGCAGAACTGCTCTTGGCTTGGCTCCACCGGGGATGCGCCTACACAAGCCTTCACATACTCAGGCACTTCCAACGGGTCAGCCATTGCACTGCAATACCAATCGTCCAGCCTTGAGCCTGCATCCGGCACCGGGAAGGCGTCACGGCACGCTGCAAGGGCGGTTATCAGCTTTGCGTTTTCAGCTTGCAGTGCTGACGGTTCAGGGGATGCGCCTGCCGTGCGCAACTCGGAAATATAAAAGCAGTCTCGGTAGCCATCCTCGTACTCAAGGCAGATCCCGGGCTCATTCCTCCACTCTCCACGTTCATGCTCGTCCGGACGGTACTCAAGGCCTACCCCAACAACTGTGAGAACCCTGCCGTGTGGAGATGGGGATGCGCCTGCTGCTGCGTCAAAGTTCCTGCAACCCAATAGATTCCGAGCACTAAAATCTTCGGCATAGCCAGCTTGGGCAAGTAGGTTATCAACCGCAACCCTAGCCGATTGATTTATTTGGTTTCTTTTCTCCATTTCAGCCAGCCGCGCAAGTGCTGCGTCGCGCTGATCCTTCATGGCGGTGTGTGCTTTCTCAAGCATCAAGCCGTTCATCACTTCGTCGGTGCAGTCGGTGCAGTCGGTCTGCGATTCAAGTTCCTTGATCTCTACCCGCATTACCTCCTTTTGCTGTCGTAGCATCGCGTTCTCAGCCTGCAAAGCCTCATAGTCTGCAAAATGCTGTTTTGCGTCTTCCTTTGTGCAGTCTGGATATAGTCCTGCAAGCAGCAAAACTACTCCACGACGCTCCACCTCAGCTTGCAAAGCAGCCAGCTTATCCTCTTGTTGGCGCAATAAGGCTGCGGCCTTGCGTGCGTTGTGGTTGCTGACTCGGTTGCCCACCGACTCGGCTTCGAGTTCGTTGGCAAGGTCTTGTGTGTCTGTGGTCATGGTGTTTCCTTTTGGATTGCGGCGTCGATGGCGGCGTCAATTTCTTGTCTGGTGCAGCTTTCGACAAACTCAAAACAAGCAAACGCTTTTTCTGCTCTTTCAAAATCCCCGCTAACGGCTATGTCTGCAAACCAGTCGTATCGGGCTGCATCCTTGCGCAGCTTCTCAACCTCACTTCGCAAAGCATCGTTCCCGATGTGCTTGATGTGGCCCTGTAGCCGCTCAATTTCCACAGCCTGCCGTGCAATCAGCTCTTTCAGCGCGTCTGCTGAGTCCATCGCAGCGCCTGCGGTTTTTAGGGTGTTCATTCGTAATCCAATGCGCAAAATGTTGGGGAGTAGTAGCTGTCAAGACGGTAGCGGTAGATGATGTATTTCATGGCGTTGTGCCTTTCAATGCGCGGATAGCTATGCCGCAACGTGTTGCACCTAATACAGACAGCGACGAAATCGTTTCAGCAACTTCATCACACACCACAGCCGCTTCCTCCAGCGCCTTCAACCTCGCTGCTGCGGCCACGGTGCGGAGTTGGTCGGCGGTGTAGACAGGCTCTGCGCTCGCGGCAGTGCTTTCTACCCATTTACCATGATCGTCTACCGATAGGCGAATATCAGGCTCCGGCATCTCCACAGTGCCCAGCTTGGCGATTACGGCGGCTTCGACGGCTCGGGCAAATTCAACCATTTCCGCATCGCTGCTTGGTTCGCTGTACATCCCGTAAATTTCATCAGCAGTCAAAATCATTTCTATCTCCTTCAAATATCATCAGTCATCCACCACTTACCAGTCACCACCCTGCACACGCACATAAACACCAGACCCCACAGGGCGATGATGCAAGCGCCGACTAGGGCGGCTAGTAGGTGGAGGATTCGCAAGGTCAGCCCCTGACGGCGGCCAGCTTGGCCTTAACCTCAACAGGCAGCATCCACACCCTGCCTTTGCCGTCTCCATAGTTCTTGATGGTCTTCACATGGGCATTGATCTTGTTCACGTGGACATACTTGCGCAGAGCCCCGCCGAGACGGCCTATTTCAGTGGGTTGGCACTTGATAGCCTGGCCTAGCTTCATCGCCTTGAATAGCGGTTCATACTTGTTGCCACAGCTTGCGCGGGCGGCTGGTAGCGGGTCATCGCAGATTTCCAGGGTGGTTGGATCTGTGAGCTTGACGGGTTGTTTGACCATGGGGGCGGCTCCAAAGGGGCGGTTGGCGTCGTGGTGACGCGGGGTTTTGATGGTGGTGGCGATGTTCATGGTTAGGCAGCCAGGGCTGGTTCTGGTGTTGTGAGTGCATCAAACTGTTGGATGCCCCAAGCCAGTGCATAGCAGCACCACAGGAAGTAATAGGTGTAGGTCTTGCAGCTTGGAAACTCGTCGGTTGACAGATAAACGCGGACGGGCTCTTTTGAAGTGGTGTGTAGCCGTGGCTTGTAGTAGGTAAATGACCAGTCCTGCACCTCGGAGAATGTGCGGTGCTCCCCTTCGTCAGCGGCATGCTTAACATCCTCCAGGGAACTCCAGAACTCTTGCCGGTCCACCGGGGCCATGTCCTTGCCGTGTTCAACAAACAATTTCCGGCGTTGCTCGGTTATCTCCCGCTGAAAGGTGTCTTTGTCGAACTCCAGATGCCCGCCATGCTTGTTGGTGGCTTCCAACTTTTCAGCCCAGTAGCGTCGATCAATCTGGTCCAGCGGGTCCCGATTGGCATACGGCTTGGTGCGGAAGAACTGGAACATATCTTCCAAGCGCCTGAACACGTAGGTGCCCATATCGCCCGTGTAGCAGAGATAGCCAGGCCATGTGATCAGGTCAAAGTGGAAGCACATCGTGCCCGGTTTGCGAAACCGAATATGGCGGTTCACTCCCTCATTGCGGATGACTTCGACAACATGGTCGGCCACATCCCGCAGGAATGATTCTTTGGTGCAGGTCATGATGTTCCTATTGGTTGGTGGTGAACGGGGTTAGGCGGCCTGCAACTCGCACACCGATTCGATGTGCTCGATGATTGCGCGGCAAATGGCAGGGAACTCTTCAGCGTGGTACATCTTTGCTGCACGCACGGTGGTTGCTTCAAACCCGAGAGTGGCAAGGAATGCGCTGGTGACGTTCACACCCAGGCGCTCGGAAATCGTGCCGAGGGTCATAGTTGGAAGAACAGAGGCCGGCTTCGGTGCCATGGCCTGGCGCACGGTGGCGGGCATCTGCTGCACCACTTGGGTGTGGTTCAGGGCGGGCGCGGCCACTACTTCTGCATCAACAACCGGCGCGAGCGCCTTAACAAACTGCTCCGCACATCCGTAGCCATGAGCCCTAGCTACTTGGTCGGCTTCTGGCAATTCGATGATCGCTTCGTTGCGATACAAAAGTCCGTCGCGAGTGGTTATCGTGTCCGCTGCGGCCTTGTCAGACATCACCACCGATGCACGGGCTGCAGCTTCGGCTTGATCCTTTGCCAACTTCTCAGCGGCTGCCGTGGCTGCCTGCTCTGCGGCCAGCTTCTCGCGCGCTGCCTTCTCGGCCTTGGCCTGCTCTTCGGCCTGGATGCGGGCGCGGGTTTCTTCTTCCTTGCGCGCGGCCTCGGCCTTATGCGCCGCGATCCGACTATTGACCAGCGCCGTGAAGTCGTCAGCAGCTTTCAGAACCATTTGCCCAGCGTCAGGGAACAAGAATCCAAACTCGGTGTTGTCGTCCAGCAGGGCCAGATTGAACGAGATCCGGTCGGCAATGGCGTTTGCTTCGATCTTGCAGCGCGCCAGTTCACCGGCCAGCTTGTCCTTCATGCTGTCCAGGCTCTTCAAGCCCTTGATGACTTCTTGGAACTGGTTGGGCACCGTCGGCATGTAGTTGCGGGTACGCTCCTGCAGCCCCTTCAGGTGCGCATGCAGGGCGGCCACGGCATCGCTCAGGATCTTGGTGCGGCGGTTTTCCTTCTCGGCTTTGACCAGCTTGTCAATCACCAGTCGAGTGCTGCGCGCGGTTTCGCGGTGCAGGGCAACGGTGCGGCGCATGGAATCAATGCTCTCGGCCTGACCTAGTGCGCTGGACTCGGCGGCGTCCAGTTGTTCCTCGGCAGACTTCAGGCGCTTGACGGCATCTTCCAGATTTGCGAAGTCCTGATCAGTCTCGGGCTGGCGGTTCAAGTTGGCGATGTAGGCAGTCAGCGCGGTTCCGAACTTTTCAAGGTTGTCTACCAGGGCGATGGAGCCGGTCACTTGGATGCTGACGGCCGGCAGGTTCATTTGGGGCGCGGCCACGGCTGCAACGGTCACATCCTGCGGGACATAGGCGGCCAGATCTTGGGCGAACTGTTTCCAGCCAGCGGTCAGTGCATCAAACTTCGCTTGGCTAGATTCGTACCAGCACCAGGCCATGTTTTGATCCGTGCCGTCAGAGGTCATAAACAGGCAACGCTTAGCGCCCGAAACAAGCAACTGCTGGTCCATCTGAATCGTGTAATGCGGGTCCAGCGTACCGGCGCGAACATCGACGGCCAGTGCCTCGGAGTACAGTTTGTGTTCAAAGATTTCGTCTTCCATCATCGTCGCACCGTCCAGGCTGGCCAACAGGTTGACGCCATCCACCGTCAGCGTTGCAGTGACTGGGTACAAATCGGTCTTGACGATCATTTCAGCGAAGGGCCGCGCGTCTGCCTCGCTCTGATGCCCACGATTGAACAGCTTCTGCTTTGCGTTGCCGACTTCTTCCGTCAGGCCGGTAGCCTTTTGCTTCAATAGGTCTGTGCGACTCTGGTACTTTGATTTGCCCAATGCGGCGGGTGCCTCGGATGCTGTAAAGAATGACTTGCGCAGGTCCAGCCATTCCTGGCTGCCTTGCTGTACTTGGATAACGTTCATGGTGGTTTACTCCGCTTCGAGGGTTTCTGGAACAACCGTGGCGCTGATCATGAAGATCTGATCCTCGGTAAGGGTGGCCTTGGTGCTGACCATGGCGATGATTTGCTCAGCGGTCTTTTTGCGCGCCTCGATGTAGGAGCGCCATACCGGCAGGTTCTTTTCAAAGTCGCTGTCTGAATACACGGGCAACGTCTTGGGCGTGATTTCGCCCGTTTCTGGGTTGATCACCTTCATTGGAGGTGTTGCGTTTTCTGCAATGCGCGCAGCTTCGTCGTCGTCATAGATGCCGCCAAACCCAAACGCCATCCGGGCGCACTGGATCATTGCCTTGTGGCGTGAAAAGCGCTTGGGGTGCGACTGCCATGGCCCTGCAACGACATACCCGCCATCCTTTGGTTTGAATGGTGGCTTGTAGACTTCATCCAAATACTCGCGGATGACTGTTGGGTGTGATCGGTCCTTGCGATAAATGACGCACTCTGTCCATGCTGGCGCTGGACTGTTGGCACCTTCCATGGAAACCATTTCCGTGGAGAAGTTGAAATCCATTCCATCAAATGCCGGGTTGCTATTGATGATCCGTGCCCATCCGTCTACTGAAACGACTGGGATGATTCCGTTTTTCTTGTCTGGGAAGGCGTAGATTTCCTTTGTCCAGGGGTTCAGCCCGTACTGGTTGGCAACGATCAGCAGCGCGCTCAATTGCGCATCTGTGACGTCACCTTTGAAGGCGGTGGCCTTGAGGACGTTGTAAAGCTCTTCGCTTTGGGGAAGATCAAATCGAGCGGCCAGCTCGTTGATTTGCGTGGTGATCAGGTTACTCATATCAACTCCAAAAAATAGATCCAACCAATGCCGCCATAAGGGCAGCGACTAAAAGAACTACAGGCCAAGCAAATTTGCAGAGCGTGGTGTAGGGTTCGTTTGTTTCTTCCATGACTACTCCTTCACCAGCCGCAGCCGGTCGCGTTGCTCAACATCACGATTCGCACGGGCCAGCGCCTGCTCTGCGTCATCCCATGCAGCAGCCTTTGGGTTAGGTGGGCAGCACATATTTGCGCACCAGCAAACACCGTAGATGGCCAGAACCAGGATGCCCAGGTTGATTGCGTCGGATAATTCGGCGGCGGTCATGCGAATGCCCTCCAAACAAACACATCCAGCGCCACCACAAACAAACCAATGGCGCAAACAAGGTAAATAGCGCGTTGAGAGTGGGTCATGCTGTAACCCCAGTCTGCGTAGCCCGCTCAATCTGCAGCGTCAGCGCCTGGGCATCAGCCCTGCGGTCGTAGCCGTTGGATTTCTTGAACTGGTGCATGGCTGCATCAATTCGCTGGGCTTGGGCTTCGCTCACAATCTTGTGCACTTCGGAGGAAGGCGGCGCGAAGGGTGCGAGGGCTCGGGCTATGTGGGCGTTCATGCTGCACCTGTGGCTTTGGCGATGGCAGCGCGAGCGACCAAAAACGCATTTGCTTGATTGCGGGTTTCTTCATCGCCGTCATCCAAAGCCATTTCAAGCAAGCCGGAAGGGGCGCTAAAAATATCGCCAGAACACTCCATCACCAAGCGAAGAGCTGTTAAAAGTTCAGGCGCTGCTGAAATGAGTCGCGCATCTTCAATCGTGTTTACAACGGCAATTTGCTTTCCATTGCCTTGCACTTCAAATCGGCTTAGGCCAAAGTTGCATGGCTCAACCCACGGTCCCGGTGTATGCTTTGCTTGTGTCATTTCGTTCACTCCTGTAAATCCATTTGGCAGCGCACCTAATGCGCTATCAAATGAAGCCGCCAATTGCTTGAAAAGTAGCGGCCCGTTGTTGCGGTTACTTCTTCACATGGCGCGCTCCTTTGTGTTGGCTACTCGTTCGGCTTTGGTAGCTCTGCCAAGAGGGCAGGTAGGTGTGGGCAGGGCTTGATACCTGCTAACCATTCGCTTTTTCGGTAGCAACTCCGATACTTGCGTTTGGCGGGAGCTTGGCGAAGTTACTGACAGCTCTTCAGGCTCTCCATCTGCGGTCCGCCATCTGTTCACTTCGCGCCTTAGCGTGTCCATCCACGCCGCCACACCTATCTGCACTCTCAAATCCGCCGCTACAAACACATCACCACTAGTGGCTAGAGCATCCCTCCGCGTCTTTCGGGATTTACTGGCGCTCGGATCAGCTTTGCCAGCTCGTTTCGCGTTTGCTTGCGACTTGGGTTACTGTAATGGACATTACATTTGAATGCAACAACTATTTCATTTATTTGCGCGATTCCGCGAAAATAGTTCTAAGGACTAACCCTCATGCGAAGCAGCGGGCAACAAAAAACCCGCCGTAGCGGGTTTGGGGTTGGTTACTTGCGACGCCACTGCCAGGGCGGCTCTGGGTCTGGGTCAATCCAAAGGCCTATGCGCTCAGCTCGCGCGGCATCTTGCGCCCGGTATAGCGGTTCGTATCCCTTGGAGTAGCGGTCATACACCCAGGCCATGCCGGCCTTTATTTGTTCGGCGCCTGCGTCTTTCCCGCGGCACTGCACATCCGCAATGGTGCGGCCGTATCGGTCTGTAGTCTTGGGGGTGATTTGGGCTTCTTGCAGATAGCAAAGATCGCTTAGCGCCTGCTTGCTGCGCTGGCCGAAGGGCTGATTCTTTTCGGGCGCATCGATCCCGCCAAGCCTGATGGCTGCCTGGTTGTGACCGCAGCGCACTTTGATGGTGTCGCCATCAGTGACACCAAACACGGTACAGGTTTGGGCATTGGCCTGCAGTGCGCAGAGGGTCGCCAACACTATGGCGATGTGCACCTTACGCTTTAAGCCATAGGGCGACAACAGTACCGCCAACCCAGACCCCCAGAACAAATATCAACAGCTCGGAAGTCAGCCGGTCGGCCTTTTTTTCTTTATCCATTTAGTCGCCCCTGTGACAAATTGATCTGATATACGCCCTATATTTCCATTTACGCAACGTCGTATCCCATGTTTGTGGGTTGTTTGTATCCGGGTGTATCAAGAGAATGGTTTTTTGACATAAAGCAAAGAGACATGAAGAGTTTTAGATACAACGCGGCGCGCGGCGAAGTCGGTGTCATATGCCGCAGAACTGGCCTGGTGGAGGCTAACTACAGCGGCCCACTGTCCAGCATGGCATTCGACACGCTGAGAGGCGAAATGATTGGAGCCACCAACACAGCACCTGCAAGCGTGATTCGATTGGATCGCTCGCTGATATTGGCATCTGCAATGCCTGACCTTCCGCCCGGCAAGCTGGACGCGATGCCCGGATGCTTGATAGTTCGCCGGGATCAGTACGATGTTTTCCAAGACTATGCAACCCGGTTATCCAAACAGGGCGCTATACGCCTAGTTTTCTTGGATGAATATGCACATCTTGCATATGACTGGGCTTTGCGCCGATGCGCTGCACGACCGGAGCAATAACCTGGTAGCACTGGACGAAGACCTCGGATCGAATCGATTTCTCGTCCGGTAGCTGGTCAAACAGATCTGCCAACTGCTGCCCCAAACTGTCTGTCTTAGGCTGAGCTGGGCGCATTTCGCCTTCCCCGCACGCCAGCCATAGTGCGTCAACATTCAGGTACTGCGCTGCCCGTAAATGGGCCAGCGTTGTCAGCCTGCGCTCTTCTTCCCCTGCCCACGTAATGATGATGCCAATCCTCTGAGGACTGGTTTCCAGGTGATCGGCTAACTGTTTCCTCGTCTTTTTCGAGGCGTCCAAAGCCATCTGCAATCTAGCGCCGTAAGTCATGTCGATGAATTTACTCTTGGACATGAAATACTTGTTGCATCCCGTTGTAATGTGTATTACATTTAGGGCATGCATAAATCAGAAGCCATCAAATTGCTGGGCGGAACCGCCGCCAAAGCAAGGGACGCAATGGGTTACCAAACTATTCAGGCCATCTATATGTGGCCCGATGTTTTGTCTCCATCCATTGCTGATCGAGTCATCGGCGCAAGCACGCGGCTGAAGAAGCCAGCCAAGCCAAAGGCAAAAGCGAAGAAGGCGAGGGCCTAAATGAACCCCTCCATTCGCAACCTGACCATCCACGACATCTGCGCCCAGGCATGCGCCGCTGTGGAAAACGGCATCCCCCACGACGAAGCCAACCACTTCGACAAGCACAGCGAACACGAAAGCCACTTGTACGACGCCTTCAAAGGTGCGTACCAGTCCTATTCCCAAGCAAAGCAAGCGGTAGCCGCCTGAATGCTGCCACCCCTGTACTTCGATCAACAGGAGCAAATCACCATGCCCGAAACCGAATTTCACCTTCGTCCATCGTTTGCCCGCACGGCCGCCGCTGACATCTTTGGCAAGCTGGATGCTGAACTCAACGCAATCCGCATTGACAGCGAAACACTCGTTGAACTGCACAAGATGGCCAATGAGTACGGGGTCAGCATTTCCGAGCTGTGCCGTACAACATTGCGGGTTAGGGCTTGGGGTGAAGAGCATGTACGGACTCTAAACGCTCAGCACATGGCGCGCGTTATGGGTAATGCCGGGACATTGCGGGGCACAACGGTATGAAGCACGCCCTAGCCCTTGCAGTAGCCCTGCTGGTATCCGGCTGCGGTGGTCAAGTCTCTGCCAAGCCTATCAACATCTGCCTGCAACCGTCAGACCGCATTGAAGTAATGCGCAACTGTGACAGCACGATCCAGCCGATAGCCCACGACGACAACATTGTTGCCTTCGTCGCCAAGCAAATGATGAACCCTGGAAACGTCATGTTGTGGATCGGCCAGGATGAATGGCGCAACCGCAACTTCCGCGCAATCATCGAAGAGGCAAAGAAGTACGGCTCCAAGGTCACACACGTTTACATCGTGGACGAAATGAACCTGTGCAAGACCGGCCCATGCCTTGGCCGTGACGACGCCCTTGTGAAAGAAGCCATCACATTGGCCCGCGCTGCAGGTTTCAAGACTGCTCTCGTCTTCACCCCCTCTGTGATCTTCGCTGATGGCTTTGTGGCCCCTGATGTGGATGTGGTCGGCATTGACCCGTATCCCGTGACCATCGACCCCAACCAGAACATGCACGGTTGCAGCCTGTCCACAAACATGGTGCTGAGCCAATGGCTTTGCTCTGTGGAGCGACTGCACGCCAAGGGCCATGTGAACGCAGACGGATCGCGCCGGGATGTGGTGTATGTGGGCCAAGGCTTTGGCCTGACTACTGACACGCACGAATACCGCATGGCTTATCTGAAGCTGCAGGCCGAGGCCTATCTGGCTTCTGGCGCTAAGGCTGTGATGTCTTGGGGCCTGTACCTAAGCCCTGAACACACCGAGGGCGGGAAGCTGATTCCATTGGGTGGAACCCAATACGAAAGCCTGGTGACTCCATGACCCCCAACGCTTTCACCATCCCGCCAAAAGGCATCCCGATTCGCCAGCAGTCCATCAAGCAGATCAAGCAATACGCCACCCGCGTCAATCGCTTTGAGCCGCTGTGCACGAAATCAGATCCAGACAAGCAGCAACGCATCGAAAGGGCTTCGATATGAAACCAGTAGACCCACTCACATTCCTAATCCGTTTCGCAGCCAAGAAGCGCGGCCAGGCATTTAGCCCCGAGGAAGTCACGCTGCAGGCTGACCGCCACGGCGTGCGTATGTCTGATTTACGCGCCTGGGGTGGCGTGTTCGCCGCTGCAGCGCGTGCGGGATACATCAAGCGCTCAACTGTGCTTTTTTCGCGCACCACCAGTAATGGCAGTGTGCGGCCGGGGTGGATTGCGAACTGATATGAATTTCTACAAGCGCTTCATGGCCGACTACGCCAAGAAGACCTCACGGTTAACCCTTGCCCAGCATGGCGCATACACGCTGCTGCTGGACGAGCTTTACACCACCGAAGCTGGTCTGCCAGGCGAATACACAGAGCTGTACCGCATCTGCCGAGCAATGAATAAGGCAGAGCAGGATGCAGTGTCATTTGTCGCCGATCGCTATTTCCCGATTGGAGAAGATGGGCTGCGCAGCAACGAACGAGCAACCCAGGAGCTACATCTTGCGGCCCCTGCTTTAGAAGCCGCTAGGTTAAATGGGAAGAAGGGTGGAAGGCCAAGAATTGAACCCACTAGGGACGAAGCAAATAACCCAGTGGGTTTTCTGGAAACAACCCAGCAGGATCGAAACAGAAAAACTCCCCATAGCCCAGAAGTAATACAAGAAGCTAACGCTTCTTTGTCGGAAGCAAAGATTTCGGATTGCCCGTATGACCTTCTGATCGACCTGTACGCCAAACACCTGCCAACCCTTGCCCAACCACGCAAGAGCCTTTGGAAGCAGGGCAAGAACGGCGTTGCGATGAAGGCCCGCTGGCGCTGGGTGATGACCGCCGAGTACGAAAAAGGCGAGCGCGCCGGAACCCGGATGGCGACTGACACCGACGATGGCCTGGCCTGGTTCGATCGCTTTTTTGCCTACGTTGCGGATTCGGCGTGGTTGACGGGAAAAGACCCCGCATCCAAAGGCTGGTGCTGCGACCTGATTTGGCTGATGAACCTTGCAAATTTTGAGAAGGTTTTGCAGGGCAATTACGAAAACAACAGGGCTGCAGCATGACCCGCGAACCTACCGAAAACCTACTGCCTAGCTCCGAAGAATCCGAGCTCCAGATTCTGACAACCCTGATGGCATACCCCCAGGCGTTTGACGACTGCGGATCGCTGAAGCCCGAGTATTTCCAGACCGATTGGCTACGTTCGGTGTACGTCGAAATGGCGCACCAGAACAGCAAAGGCCCGTTCGACATTGTGACTCTGGCCGAGAAGTTGACCGGGGTGGCAAGCGTTGCCGAGCTCCACACCATCGCCCAATCTCATGCCAGTTTGCGCACATTGCAGGCCCACATTGGCAAGCTGATTACGGTTTTTAAGTCGCGTCAGTTGCTGCAGATTTCCGGCCTGATGTCCGATCTGGCGTTTGAAACTAGCCCGATTCAAGAGCGTTTGGATACGGTAAATGTTGAGCTCGCCAAGCTGGAAGACCAGGAAGACTTTGGCGAATGGATCGACGCGCACGAAGCATCCATCAAGCATTTGGAGCTGATCGAGCAGCGCGAAGCCGGGTCGATAGTTGGCATGGCTTCTGGCATTGGAGACTTTGACGAACTGCTGGACGGTGGTTTCCAGCGCGGGAATCTGGTTGTGATTGGAGCCCGTCCATCCATGGGTAAATCAGCCCTTGGATTGACGATCGGCCTGCACATGGCGCAGGAATATTCGGTCGGGTTCATCAGCATGGAAATGTCCCGATCGGACGTAAGCGATCGACAAGCCGCAATCTTGGGCGGAATCTCCATATCCGACATCAAGCGCCCTAAGCGTGGCCTGCAGTATGACCGCCTGGTTGACGCTGTGGAGAAGTCCAAATACCGCAAGTTCTACGTGGTGGAGCAGGGCGGCCTGAACATCCTGCAGGTACGGGCCAAAGCAAAGGCGCTGCGCCGCCGCAAGGGCTTGGATGTGCTGATTGTGGATTACATCGGCCTGATGTCTGGCACCGACTCCAAGGTTTCCAGGGCATACCAGATTGAGGAAATCAGCCGCGGCCTGAAGACCCTGGCCAAAGAGCTTGGGATTGTGGTCATGTGTTTGGCCCAGGTGAACCGAGGCGCGGCCGACAAGGGCAACACGCCACCCGGCCTGCATGAACTGCGCGACTCTGGCGCCATCGAGCAAGACGCTGATGTTGTCGGGTTCATTCACCGGCCAATCATGCAGAACCCAGACATTGGCGAACAGTGGAAGCACTACGCACTGCTGCGCGTTTCCAAGAACCGCCAAGGCCGAACTGGCGATGTGAACCTGTTCTATGTGGGCGAGCAGACCAAGTTCGGCCAGTGGAGCGGAGAGCCACCTTCAAAAGCAATCGAAACAAATCACAGGGGCGGTGGGCTATGAGCTTAGTAAACAACAACTGGCAGTTGATCAAAGAGTTCTACGACATCTTTGGCCCAAAAATCCTGCGCGGGGTAAAGAACGAGTGGGCGATTGACGCCTACGCATGGGACACCGGCCTGGTCCGCATGACGCCAATCGAGAACTGGTTCTGGCAAGACATCCGCCAGGCCAATGCCGTTCTCTATCCGCAATACCCAGTGGCTGGGTGCTTTCTGGACTTCGCCAATCCCGTTGCAAAGGTCGGTATCGAGTGCGATGGGTACGACTACCACCTTGACAAAGAGAAGGACCGCCAGCGCGATGCACGCCTGGGGCGACTCGGCTGGACTATCTACCGCATCACCGGGGCTGACTGCTTCAAAGACTTTGACGAGGAAACCATGGAAATCTCGCCAAGCGCGAAGTTCATCAAAGCGATATGCGAGACACACGGCATTTCCCGCAACACATTGAAATCTAGCGGCAGAGTGCTCACCGTTCAGCAAGTGATCCGTGAACACCTTTTGGGAGAAATGGCGTGATTGCAATACCAGTCAAATTTAAAGAGGTGCCAACGTGGTGGAAGAAAAACCCGAACCCCTCACACCCCGCGACCAGGCCCTACGCACTCGCATCCGCGAGCACTGCCAATGGATCAAGGAATGGGACGAAGCAGAAGCAGAGCGGATCTACCAGCGTTGCAGGGGGAATCTCCCGTGGCTGAAGCTCCCGTCCAAGTGGTGAAGCCACGGATTACCTCAATCCGTTTTAGCAGCACGCCTTACAAGCGGAAGCCGAAGGCTGGTGATTTGCGCGAGACAAAGAAGCACGGCAAGCAGGTCCGAGTGTATGAGCGGCACGGCCACATGCTGGTTCGCACAAGCAACGGCTATCGGTTTGACTGGGTTAGCTACGACGAAGCAAAACGCCGAGGCTATAGCTACTTAATTCCAAAGGATGCGTCATGAATTTTGAAGACGTGATCACGCCGGCATTGCCGCCAATCGACCGCCGAACCATCCGCAAGGAAACCCAGGTGACTCTAAAAGAAATTATGGCCGCCGTAGACGAACACGCCGCAGCATCACGGGCCTGGTGCGGGCGCGGGCCTGAAGTGGATGCCAAGCGGGCTGTGATTGCTGCGCTGGTTTTGCGGGCGGGGGTGAAGTGATGCGATTCGGATCTGTTTGCTCTGGAATCGAAGCCGCCAGCGTCGCATGGAACCCCTTGGGCTGGAAAGCCCAATGGCTGGCCGAGATTGAGCCATTCCCCTGCGCGCTGCTCAAACACCACTACCCCGACACCCCCAACCTGGGCGATATGACCCGATACAAGGAATGGCCTACCGATGACAAACACGCAATTGACCTTCTTTGCGGAGGAACCCCCTGCCAATCATTCAGCGTCGCAGGTCTCCGAAAGGGACTGGATGACCCACGTGGCAACCTCATGCTTACCTTTGGTGCCATTGCTGCAAAGTATCGCCCCCAATGGCTGGTTTGGGAGAACGTCCCCGGCGTCCTGTCGAGTAACGGAGGCGCAGACTTTGGAGCCTTCCTCGGGATGCTGGGCCAACTCGGGTATGGGTTCGCCTACCGGGTTCTGGACGCTCAGTACTTCGGAGTGGCCCAGCGACGCCGCCGTGTGTTCGTTGTCGGATGTCTTGGAGACTGGCGCAGTGCCGCAGCGGTACTTTTTGAGCGCCACAGCCTGCAGGGGCATCCTGCGCCGAGCCGACAAGCGGGGCAAACAATTACCCCAAAAATTAGAGCGGGCGCTGCAAATGGTGGCGCAGGCCACGGAGCCCGAAGTGGAGACAGCAAAGACGAATTGATTGTGCCGGTGGCCCGCGCGCTGACAACATCGAATCAACGAATCGATGCCGAGACCGAGACCTTTATTGCCACCCATAGCCTGCGCGGCGAGGGCTTTGACGCCAGCGAGGATGGCACGGGCCGGGGGACGCCGTTGGTGCCTGTGGCATTCGTCCAGAACAGCCGCGACGAGGTTCGTCTGATGGGCGGCGATGGTTCACTGGTCGGATCTCTGGCCGCTGAAACTGGAGCCAAGCAGCAATGCTATGTCGCCATGCCGATTGCCTTTCCAGAACGTATGTCGGGAACCCAATGCGCCAGCACGGTCAATCTTGCGCCATCGATGGGGGCCACAAATCCGACCGCTATTGCCTTCAACATGCACAAGTCAGGCACTGAAGCCTCAAGCCTTGGAATCAGTGAAGACCGCACCGACTGCCTGAGAGCGTTTGAAAAAGCCCCGTTTGCTGTGCAGCCACAACCGGCCATGGCCGTGCGCCGCCTGACCCCCCGCGAATGCGAACGCTTGCAAGGCTTCCCAGACGATTACACCGCCATCCCCCACCGCAACAAACCCGCCGCCGACGGCCCCCGCTACAAAGCCCTGGGCAACTCCTGGGCCGTGCCAAACGTGCGCTGGTTGGGTGAGCGAATTGAGGCTGTAGCCCTCGTAAATAAAGCGCAGGCAGCTATCAATAGCGTAGCAGCAATGGAGGCAGCATGACCCGCTACGCACTACGAACCGACAACAACCAGGCAGCCATTGTCCAAGCCCTGCGCACCGCTGGCGCCGTGGTAGAGGTAATCCACGAACCCGTAGACCTGAAGGTCTGGGCCGACGCGACCAAGGCCAAGTTCATGTTCATGGAAGTGAAGAATCTGTCCACAGCCTACGGACGCAAGGGTCTGAACGCCAAGCAGCAGGAAGACATGGCAGGACATGCCTACGTCATGGTGACAGACGAGCAGGGCGCATTGGGTGCACTGCGGGTACTGAGGGCCTGAAGCATGACAACCAAAGCAGAGAAAAAGTACCTGGACCGCGTGGCCAATCTTGGCTGCTACCTGTGCCACACGCTGGGCTACGGCCACCAGCCGGCGCAGATCCACCATCTACGCGAAGGAATGGGCATGGCGCAGCGCAACAGCGATTACTTGACCGTGCCACTTTGCGACCGGCACCACGCCAACAGCAGCCCAGACGGAATACACGGACAGCGCAAGGCTTGGAAGTTAGCCCAGGTTGGGGAAATGGACGCGCTGGCCTGGACTATCGAGCAATTGAACTAAGGAGTAAATCATGACCACGTGGATCAAAAAACTGCGCCTGTACCTGTATCGCCGGGAACTGAAGTCAATCAAACGCAGGATGTCCAAGTTCGACGCAATGAGCGACCCGTGGACATATCTGCATTACTGCGACCAACGCGCCGACCTGATCAACCGCATTGCTGAAGTGGAGAAGTCGCTGTGAGCGATCTTGTTCTGCACCAAGAGTGGCGCAACCCGCAGCAGGCCCATGCAAGCCTATCGGACAGCGTATGGCCATGGGCCAAGTCCATGCTGGCGGCAGGGCACCGGCTGGCGCTGGAGGTCAGGCTGGCAGAGGACGCCAAGACAGATGGCCAGCGCAAGTATTACCACGGCGTAGTTCTGGCCGAGATTGCCAAGCAGGCCAAGGTGAACGGCCAGCGATTCCCCCTGGCGGTATGGAAAGAGTGGTTCAGGGATCAGTACCTTGGCTACAAGTCCGTTACCTGCACCAATCCCATGACCGGGAAGAAGTCGCGCCGCCGCGTGCGTAAGTCCACCGAAGACTTGGGCGTGAAGGCCTATGCGCAACTGATCGAGCGCGTGACTGCATTCGCCTGCACAGAGCTGGGCGTCGAATTTCCAGCGCAAGTAGACCCGGACACCGGGGAAATCATTAACCACTAAAGGGGAAACCATGCACCAAGACCAACAACCATCCAAGCCCTTTGACCACCCCCAGAACATCACCGTGGGCTTGGCCCGTGTGATCTACGGCACTAAAGGCTATTCCTGGGCGCAGGTAAGCGGCTGGTTTCTGCCTGGGTATCGGTTTACCACCAGCAGAGATGAAGCCGTTGCCGTTGCAACCACGATGAACCGTTTGATGGGCGGTGTGCAGGTGGTGCGGGAGGCTGAACACTCCGAAAGCCAGCAAAGGGGCATGAAGTTGATGGCCCAGCTAATTGGTGCGGCTTAGCAAGAAGTGAAGCAATAGACCATGCCAAGACCTAAGCCACCAGAGCAGCTATTCCCAGTGACTTACCGCCTGACCCGCACGCAAATCCGCATAGTGACCGAAATGGGCGGCGCTACCTGGCTGCGCAAGATGATCGGGAAAGTCCAAAAGTCAAAGCATGGCCGCGCGCCAATGTCTCGTATCCAGCAACTTAGGGCCAGAAACGAGGCCATCGCAGCAGATACGCGGCCGGCAAAGGATCTGGCAGCCATTCACAAGCTGAGCGCGCAGCGGGTAAACGCAATCCGCAAGCAGTACGCACCAGAACCAACACAAGCATCAAACGGAGGTCAAGCATGAAAGAGTTCACACCACCAGGGCCAAAGTGCATGTTGGCTATTGAAAAGCTGGCAGAGCTGGGCCCAATGAAAGTGCGCGAAGTGGTTCCGCTGGTGCCGGAATCGAATTGCAACACCATGAGCGCATGCCTGTTGCGTGCCGTTCGCATGGGCTACTTGACCGTGAAGCGCGGGAACCGACACGAAGATAACTGCAACGTGTTTGCAGTTGTGCCGAACTGGCGCGAGGTGCACCAGGCGCGGCTGGATCTGTACAAGAAGCAGCCCCGCAAGAGCCGGGCGCGGATCAGAACCAAGTGGCTTGGGGTCAACAGTGTGTTTGCTATGGGGGTGATGGCATGAAATCAAAAATCATCAACCGGGTGCGGGAGCGGCAGGAGGCGGTACGGTCTTACCACTTCTGGAAAGGGATGGAAAACGCTGCGGTGGCAGAACGAGCGCGCCTGTACAGACTTACTGACGAGCGCATTGCCAAAACATACCCCAAACGCTGGTGGCAATTCTGGCTCTAGCCCCCGCAAACATTGACTAAGCAGCTATCAACTTACTAGCAAAAGGAACTTATGAACCTCAAAGACCGCTATGCAAGCGCAGTGAATAGCTCAAACCTGTCCGTAAAGACGGAAACCACCTATAGCGATGTCGATTGCTTGGTTGCAATGGGGCTCGCTGCCAAGCACCACCCCCTGGGCGCCGCCCTGCAACGCCTGTTCGTGGACGGCAAGGCCCGCGAGTGCGTGGATCTGATGGCGAAGATGGCCAGGGACCACAGCTTCAAGATCAAGGCCCGCATTTCCCCATTCCAAAGCCAGCGACTGGCCGAGAAGGTTTTGGCATGGTATCGGCATGGGGTGTGCACGGAATGTGGCGGAACTGGAAAGGAAATCATCATCGAGCCCAAGCCGCATCTGTCCGACCAGGATTGCCGGCACTGCTACGGCACCGGCCGCCGACCCTTTGCGCCGAACTTCAGCGCGGAAACGCTGGCGGTGGCTATGTGGTTGCGCAATGAGGTATCGAAGCACCAGGCGCTGGCGGGTAGGGCTGCGATGGAGTTGATTTCGCCGTCCTTGGATTTATAGACAAAAGGTGTTGCGCAAAGCATTTTGATGTGATATAAACGCGCAACCTTATAAGTTCCGGGGACCGGGACAATAAAAGCAGAGGACGATTTCAGGGGATAAGTGCCTTTGAAATCGGCCAAACGCATGCTGATTGGGTGGGTCTAGTCCTAGATTGGGCAATGGGTGAAATAGCCACATTGTTCCAAGTTCCTGGAGGGCAACAAGCGCAGTCAGCAGCCGTTTGGTGAATGCGCAGGCGATGCGTGTCGGGTGTGTGTAGTGATCCAGCAGCAAACCCGGAGATTAGCGAGGGCTTCTATCAGCGGCTGGACGCGGGAGCCTTAAAACCGAAGCTCAGAAAACACAATGCCAGGATCGCAACTGGCCACCAAAAAGAGTTCCTGCGCTGCGAAAGCATCAGGCTTAAGTCCCTAGAAATAGGGCCTCTACGCAAAGGGAGTTGCAATCCCGCGTAGCGACTTCAGGCCTCACTTCGGTGGGGCCTTTGCATTTCCGCCCGGCAAACGCTCGGATAGGCTGGCACGGTGTCCCTCAATCGAGCTTACCAGCGCATGGAAACTGAATGCGCACCAATAGCCGAATGCTGGCGCGGACCACGGGACCCGACAAGGGCGGTGAGCATATAAGAGCCGCAACTTTTCTGCCAGCCCGAGTAACCGCCTGACGCGCACAAATGTACTGAGGCGCAGTTCTCGCGGCTGGCGATTATCTCCCCCTGGCCAGTTCCCTATCTGGTCATTCGCCACCCTGAGCAATCTCGGTGGTTCTTTATTCACACCCGAGTCATCCGTGAAACTGACGCGGCCAGCCACGGGCAATTGGTTGGATACTCTCGCGCCTCGCGCAGGGCGCGCAATCAGCAGATGCGAGACAGGCAGTAGCCCAGCCGCAAGGCAAGCCCTATGGGCAACAACCACAAGGACACCCAATGAAGAAGATTTGCATAGTAGTAGGCGATGACGGTTCTCTCATGGTTGGCATTGAGCCGCCCGAAGGTGAAGAAATGGGCGAAGGCATGGAAATGGAAGAGGACACCTCTTACCTGAAGCCAGCCGAAAGCCCAGAAGCCGCCATGGAAATGGTTATGCAACTGATCCAGGGTGACGCCCAGCCATCCGAAGGCCAGGCCATGGAGCAGATGCAGGCAGGGTATGCCAAGGCTCGGCCTGGGTCTGGGATGAATCCGGCTAAGGTGCTGGGGGGATAAGTGGCTACCAAGGGGGGGAAGGCTGCAAAGCCTACAAAGAAGCGGGTAAAGGCTGGCAACACGCAGGAAGACGCGGAACACCGCCGAAAGCTGTTTGTTGAAGCATATTTAACAAACGGTGGAAATGCCTCGCAAGCCGCTGTGGCTGCGGGTTTCAGCCAAAAGACAGCAGGTGCAGCAGGTAGTCGCCTGTTAAAGCATGTTGATGTTGTGTTAACACTTCAACAACGCCGCAAGGTTGTAATCGAGAAGATGGAGTTGACGACAGAGCGCACGCTGCGCGAAATCGCCCGTCTTGCCTATTGCGACCCGCGCAAGTTCTTCTATGACAACGGGGCGCCAAAGCCGATCCACGAACTGGACGACGATAGCGCCGCGGCTCTGGCCGGCATGGAAGTGACCGAAGAGTATGAAGGCTCTGGCCAAGATCGCGTATTCAAGGGCTTCACCAAGAAGTACAAGCTGGCCGACAAGAATGCAGCTCTGGAAAAGGCCATGAAGCATTTGGGCCAGTACGAGCAGGACAACAAGCAGCGCAGCCCGTTCGATGGAATCCCGAGGGACACGCTGAAACTGATCGCTGAGAGGCTAGGTGCAAAGCGCGGCTGATAGCCTGGACTGGCTCGATGACTTGAGCCCGGAGGCGCAGGCAGCACTGTTATCTGAAGCCCAGGCTGAATTGGCCCGGTTCAAGCTGGCCGACTACCAGCCATACGCCAAGCAGCGGGACTTTCACCGCATGGGCGCGGATCTGAGCATTCGGGAGCGCCTGCTGGTTGCTGGAAACCAGCTTGGCAAGACGGTTGCGGGATCGTTTGAGTGCGCCATGCACCTTACCGGGCTCTACCCAGATGACTGGGAAGGGGCGGTATTTGATGACCCGACAACGGGATGGGCGGCATCTGAAACCAGCCAGGGCACGCGGGATACGGTTCAGCGCTTGCTGTTGGGCCCGGTTGGGGCTTGGGGCACTGGAGCCATACCGGCCGACAAGATACTGGAGATTAAGCGGGCCGCCCACGGGGTTGCGGACGCGGTTGAAACCATCCTGGTCAGGCATGTATCGGGCGGAGTCAGCCGGGTAACGTTGAAGACCTACGACCAGGGGCGCACGCGCTGGCAGGGGGAAACGCTGGACTTTGTGTGGTTCGATGAAGAGCCACCAGAAGACATCTACATCGAGGGATTGACACGGACCAACGCCACACAGGGCATTGTCTGGGTGACATTCACGCCGCTCAAAGGCATGTCGGATGTGGTCAAGCGGTTCCTGGTTGATAAGCACGTGGGTACGGGGGTTGTCACGATGACGATCCATGACGCCGGCCACTACACGCCAGAGCAGCGCGCGGCGATCATTGCCAGCTACCCGGCGCATGAGCGCGAAGCACGGTCGATGGGTATCCCAACGCTGGGCAGTGGCCGGATCTTCCCGGTTGAGGAAGGCCTGATTACCTGCAAGGCGTTTGACATTCCCCAGCACTGGGTGCAGATCGGCGGGCTGGATTTCGGATGGGACCACCCAAGCGCCGCGGTAAAGCTGGCATGGGACAGGGACGCAGACATCATTTATGTGACCGCTGCGCACCGGGCGCGCGAGCAGACGCCGGTTTTGTTCGCTGCATCTGTCAAGCCGTGGGGCTCCTGGCTGCCATGGGCGTGGCCACACGATGGCCTGCAGCACGACAAAGGATCGGGCGAAGAGCTGGCATCGCAGTACAAGGCGCAGGGCCTGAAGATGCTGAAGGACAAGGCAACGCATCCACCAGCCGACAACCAGCCGGAAGGCACGGGCGGCAACGGGGTGGAAGCTGGAATCATGGACATGCTGGACCGCATGCAGACCGGCCGTTTCAAGGTGTTCAACCACCTGAATGACTGGTTTGAAGAGTTCCGCATGTACCACCGCAAGGACGGGAAGATCGTCAAGATGGACGACGACCTGCTTTCGGCAACCCGCTACGCAAACATGATGAAGCGGTTTGCAGTGCAGAACCAGGCAGTCAAGCCCAAGCGAGTAGGCGCCACATACGCAGCCAAAGACTCTGGCATAGGCCTGTAGACCACAACCAAACATCAAGGACTGACATGAACAAAGTAACTGAAGCCGGCAAGCGGTTTAATTTCTCAGCGACGACGACCAAGCTGCGTGACGGGAACCTGACCGGCATTCTGGTTGCATCTTCCAATTCTGGAACGATCAAGGTGGAAGACGCAGGCGGGGTCATTGTCAACACAATGTCTGTGACCGCAGGCCAGTTCTACCCCATGCCCTGCGATTTCCGGGGCGGGCTGACCATCACAGTCGGCGGCACGCTGGACGCAACTGTTTTCTACCAGGTCTGACGCCTAAATGCTTCGGAACTTTTACGTGGGGAATAGGGGGAGCGGGGCAGCATTGCCTTATACGCTCAACCTTGATCTAACAACGTCTTTGCCGTCTAGCATCACGTTCGCCAGGTCGGGCACGCGCAACTATATTACGGGCGGCGTGCTCACTGCATTGGCAACCGGCACCCCTGCGTTTGAGTCGTGGGACGGTGTAAACCGTGGCTTGGCTATTGAGCCAGGCTTTACCAACCTGCTGACCTATAGCAACGACTTTACAAACGCGGCTTGGACACTGGCAGGAATGAGTACAGCCGTGGCTGGCGATGCAGCTTCGGGTGTGATTACTCAGTTGAGCCGGATTGATGCCACCGCAACCGCAAATTACCACACCATACGCAGAACGCCCGGCTCACAGACTTCCGGCGTGCGGCAAACATGGTCTATCTTTGCAAAGTTGGATGCTGGCTCTACAAACTACGCGGCTTACTTGAAGTGCGCGGCAGAGTTTGATAACAACGGCGTCCGCGTGGCATTCCGTCTTGATGGCAACGATGGCTTTTACCCGGTAGAAGACACAGCAGCAATGACGGACGCCGTGTTCACTTACCGCAAAATGTCGGACGGCGTTTACATGCTCGCCATCACTGGCACATGGGTTGCGACGGGCAATAAGCAGTTTCATTTGGGCGTAGTAGCCAACACAGCACCGGACGGACGCAATTACACGGCGGTGACTACTGAGCGGGTTCAAGTGTTTGGCGCATCGCTGACCACCACAAACGGCCCCGTGGGCTATGTGGCAACAGGAGCGGCCACGGCATCACAGGCGGCAGAGTCTGCGATATTTAATGACACAGCATGGCTGACAACCGCGCAAGGCACCTTTGTTGTAGAACATGACTGCTGGAGCGGCCCCATCATCGGCAGTGGCGCAAACACAGTGTTGGGCGCTACCGTGCGGGGCAAGACTGCAATAGCTTGGAGCGGCATTACCAGCGACACGGTTAACAACGGCGGCGCAACTACTGTAGGCGTACAGCCCACCTTTAGCGGATCCGATATTCGACTGCTTGCCACCACCGGCACGACAAACGCGGGGCATATCAAGAGTATTCGCTTTTACCCAACGCGCCTAAGCGTTGCGGAAATGCAAGCTCTGACAGCGCCAACACCGGCATCTACCGCCACTCCTGGCGTCTTGCGTACCGTGAGCGTTGACAACCGTTTGCCAGCGGGTCTCAACACTACCGCAGGCTCCGCGCTGACATTTAAGAGCCGGTTCCGCGTCAAGTTGGGCGCACATGCGTGTTCCGAGCTGCAATTGGACTTCCCGAACATTCGTTGGGCTGGCGTAGCCGTAGGCAATGCGCTGAATATCACCAAGGTGGCACTGGAGCGCGTAACGGGAGTTGCAGAGCAAGTGCCAGTTACGGTGTCTGCCTCCCGGTCATTTACCGTTGCAGACGGCGCAAACACCACGGTTTTGTCTGATGTGATATTGCCAAGTGCATTCACCGGGCTGACCGAGTTTCCGGCAAACACGGAATTTTGGGTGCGTATAGAGGGCTCCGTGACAACGGCTGGTCACATCATCATGGGATGCAGGCAATCAGAAACTGGTGGCTGGGGGCGCATCTATAACCCGGCTACCGCGTCCTTCTCTGACGTTGATGGAACTGGGGCGATTGCGTTGCTATCAGGCTCAGACCCCGGCCAGTTGACACAGAGCTATGTTCCGATTCTGGTTGGCAAGTTTGTGAGCGGCGACCCCAAGACCTTGTTTGTTGTCGGTGACTCCATCATTGAGGGAACCGGCTCACTTGGCACTACGGGTACTTTTGTCAACCTGGCATGCCGCAATCTCGGGTTGCCAAAGTTGGAAATGTCTCAGGGTGGACAGAGCCAATTACAAGCCGCAGCTACCGCTGCCAACTGGACGCCTTACCTCAAGTATTGCCGCGTTTTGCTGGACGAGTTTGGCACAAATAACACAAATTCAGTGCTTGATTTCTTCACGTATTGGAAGACAGCAAGAGGAACATACGGGTATGACAAGCTGATAAAGCTCGGGCTATTCCCGCGCACATCAGGCACCTTCGCAACTGAAGCCGGACAAACAGTGGTGCGCGCTTACCCCACCACATTCCCTGACCTTTCCTCTATTCAGTGGCTGAAATACGGGCTCATAGATCAAAACATTGACCCGCAATCTGTGCGCGGAGTGAACCTTGCCAAGTGGAAAGACAACGCCAGCACAGACGGCACGCACCAGTCTGGCACCGGCAATGACTTGCTGGCGACAGAGGTGGAGCCATTACTTTCAGCAGTGACCGTTACATGACCAGCGCAGCACCAAACACCAAGCACCTTCGGGTGCTTTTTTTACGCCTGAACACATGCAAGAACTAACAGCACAACCCAGCGAGCAGGATGAAGCAAAGGCGATTGAAGCGCGCCTGGTCATTCTGGACGCGCTCGGGCAAACGCTTTCGGCCAAGCGCCGAGACGTTGTAGCTGCGCGCGCTGCATGCGGCATTGAGTCTGAGTGGACGGGCGACGAAGAGTTTTACCAGGGCTACGACGACGCAAACCGCCATGAGTTCGTCAACACCGTATCCAAGCCCACGGCAAACGGCCAGTCTTCAGAGCCAGCCGTAAGGAGCAAGGGCTCTGTGGTGTTCCCCAACATCACACAGCCGCTGGTCGATGCCGTGTCTGCGCGGATCGGCGATGTGCTGCTGCCAACAGATGACCGTAACTTTGCCATTGAGGCAACCGAGATACCGGACATGCTGGAAGGGCCAGAGCCATTGCCTATCCCGCCAGCGCCACCAGTGCAGCCGGGCCCGCCCGGTGCTCCACCTGCGCCGCCCGCTGAACCAGTGGACCCCAAGGCTCAAGCCCAGGCTGAGCTCAAGCGCTACAAGGCTGAGGCTGATCGCAAGGCAGCCAAGGCCCAGTCTCGCATTGATGACTGGCTGGAAGAGTGCCAGTATCACGCTGAGCTGCGCAAGGTGTTCGATGACGTTGGCAAGCTGGGTTCTGGCGTGATCAAGGGCCCGGTGCCCGTCAAGCGCAAGTCAACCGTGTGGCAACAGGGTGAAGACGGCGTATCGGCGCTGGTGCTGGTGGAGGAAATCAAGCCGGCATCCATGCGAATCGACCCGTGGAACCTATACCCAGACTATCCAGCCTGTGGCGAATCAATCCACAACGGGTCATTCATTTGGGAATACGACCAGATCAGCGAACGCAAGCTGCAGGACTTGAAGGGCTTGCCCGGGTATCTGGACAGCCAGATTGACAAGTGCATTGCAGAAGGCCCATCGGGTGGCAGCGATGCCGCTACCCGCATGGATGTGCAGGCCCGCTCAAGCAAGACGCTGTATGACATCTGGTACTTCCACGGCAACATCACCGCCGAGCAGATGGAGGCTTCGGGCTGCGATTGCGGCGACGAGAAGAAGGATTTCTACCCCGCCAAGCTGACGCTGGTGAATGACCGGGTGATCAATGCGGCACTGAATCCGCTGGACAACGGCGAATTTCCCTATGACCTGGTGCCATGGAAGCGCCGCCCTGGCATGCCTTGGGGCATGGGACTGGCCCGGCAGATCCGCACACCTCAGCGCATTGTGGTTGGTGCAACCCGCCGACTGGCAGACAACGCCGGCCTGGCATCCGGCCCGCAGATCGTGGTGCGCCGCGGAGTATCGCCACAGAACGGGGTCTGGGAGATTGAGCCGCTGAAGATTTGGGAAGAGGACGACGACGCTGCAGGGAACGCATCGGCGCCGGTGTCGGCCGTGGTGATCCCCATGATGCTCACTGAGCTCACAAACCTGATTCAGCTTGGCATGAAGATGGCCGAGGATGTTACCGGCATGCCCGCCTTGATGCAGGGCCAGCAGGGCAGCGCGCCGGACACCGTTGGCGGGATGCAGATCCTGAATAACAACGCCAATTCGGTGCTGCGCCGGATTGCCCGCATGTTCGATGCCTGTATCACCGAGCCGCACATCCGCAGGTATTACGCCTGGTTAATGCAGTACGGGGAAGACCCAGAGGAAAAAGGCGACTTCAACATTGTTGCCCGCGGGTCTACCGCCCTGGTTGAGCGTGACATCCAGAGCCAAGAAATGATTGCCGTGCTGCAGTTGTGCCTGAACCCCTCGTATGGCAAAGACCCCGAGCGGGCCATGGACGAGTATTTGAAGAGCCGCAGGTTTGACCCGGCCGCATTCGACTACTCGGACGAGAAGAAAGCCAAGATGGCGGCACAGCCACAGATGCCACCTCCACCGGTCATGGTTGCCCAGATGCGCGAGCAGGGCGCCACCGAGCGCAAGCAGATGGAACTGAAGGCGGCAGAAGACAAGCTGATGGCGGAAGCCCAGTTTGAGAAAGCCCGCCAGGACTTTGAGGCCCGAGAGGCGGAGAAAGACCGCCAGCTTGAAGCAATGATGAAGGAAGTGGACGCGCAGCTCAAGCGCGAAGACCTGTCATCTACCGAGCGCGTAGCCCTGGAGCGCGAGAAGGTTCTGCTGGCCAATGTCGCTTTGCGCCTGAAGGTGCAGGAGCGCATGGCAAACAACAGCCGCATGTCTGCGCAAGTCACAACCCCAGCGGTTGAGCCTGCCGGCCGTGCCGCACCAGGCCAGGCGTTTGTGCAATGAAAAAGCTAGACGAATCGGTTGCTGAGTACCAGCGACAGCGCGAAGAAATGTGCGCCAAGGCCGACAGAGAACTGGCCGAACGCAGTTGCAGCCAAGACCTGCCGCCCGCAGTGCGCGCCATCTTCATTGAGAACGATGTGAAGCGGGCCGCCCACTTCCGCGAATGGCTGCGCACCCTATGAAGCTGAACCAAGCCGAAATCGGAACCCCTCTATGGGGAAAACTTTGCGCTTACTACGAGCCGCAACTCGCAACGCTGCGCGCCAGGCTGGAGAACCCAGCGACTACCGCCGAGGTCCGTGTGGATCTTTGCTGGCGCATCAAAGCAATCAAAGATTTTCTTGCCCTGGCTGAGCCAGAGCAGAAAAAGGGAGATGGCGCTTAGTCGAAAGACTGACCCCCATCGCATTCAGACCGCCCCCGAGGCGGTTTTTGCATTTATGGAGAGCGTATGTCGCTAGAGCAGGAAGTTCAAACCGAAGCTGAGGAATTGGCTTCGATGATGGCTGGATACAACAAGGCGCGCGGTGATGAACCCCCCGTCGAAGTTGCTCAAGAACCATCGACCGAGCAGACGGAGCAACCCGCGGAACAGGCTGAAACGCCAGTAGACGCGCCACCTGCCATTGAGGAACAACCGAAGTTAAAAGTCGAAGACCTGGCCGAAGAGTTGAAAGCTCTCAAAGCCAAGGTTTCATCGTCAGCCGGTGAACCGGACGCCATTCGCAAGATGCATGGCGAGATTGGGAACATCAACCGCACACTGAAGCAACTGCAGACCCCAGCAGCGCCCGACAGCAACGAACTGTCTGCCGCACTGAAGGATGCAGAGGCCGTCGCGGAAGAGTATCCCGAACTGGCCGGGCCACTGGTCAAGGCATTGAAGGCGGCGATTGCTGCTGACAAGCCACGCGCGCAACCCGTTGACACGGTGGACTTTGGCGAAAAGATTGCCCAAGCCGTGATCGAGCGCAAGCGTGCCGATGACATCGAAGCTCTAGCAGATTCACACCCTGACTATCGAGAAATCTACGCATCCGAAGAGTTCAAGAAATGGCTTTCTGCAAAGCCGGCCGCGTACCAAGAAAAGCTCAACAGCACTTGGAACCCCGCCATTGCCAGCAAAGGGCTGGATGAATTCAAGGAATCGCGCAAAGCGCAAGAGCGCAACAAGAACCGGCTCGCAGCAGCAGTAGCCCCGCAAGGGATGCAGCAGCGCGCGCAGCCATCCACGTTACCGGACGAAGCAGGTTTTGCCGCTGGATACAGCAAGCACCGCAAGCGTCCATAAGTTGAAGGACAAACATCATGGGTAATACCTATACCAGCCCAGCAGGGCGGATCAATGAAGTCAAGGGCGAAATGCTCGCCATCGCCGAAGTGCACGAAGTGCTGGCACTCGGTTGCTCGATGAAGAAAATGCCCCGTAACAAGGGCGACAACATCAGCTACCGTGCCCGCATCCCAACCGGTGGAGCCACCACTTCCGCTGCAACGATGAACCGCTGGAGCGTTACCGCTGCCGCGCATCAGATGCAGGAAGGCGTGACGCCCACTCCCGAGTCGCTGAGCTACCGCGATGTGAACGTGCAGATTGCCCAGTACGGCTGCCTGTACAGCTACACCGACAAGGTGGAACTGTTCCACGAAGACGACATCCCCGGTGATCAGATGGCACAAGTGGCCGAGCGCATGCCCCTGGTGCGCGAAATGATCCGCTACGGCGTGATGAAGGCTGCAACCACTGTCCAGTACAGCGGCGGCACCACTCGCGCCACGGTGGACGAGGCTGTGACCTACAACGCGCTGTCGTTGATGAGCCGCACGCTGATGGCCAACGGCGGCAAGATGAAGACCAAGATCTTGGCCCCCGGCCCAGCCTACAACACCAGCTTTGTCGAAGCCGGGTTTGTGGTGTTCTGCCACACCGACTGCGAACACGACATTCGCCAACTGCAGGATTTCATCCCTGTGGCCGGCTATGCCAACCGTTCGCCGATCAATGAGAACGAGCTGGGCTCGGTTGGTCGCTTCCGCTTCATCGTGTCCAAAGAACTGGCTCCATACACCAATGCCGGCGCAACCGCCTCCGGTACTGGCCTGGTGACTTCCAGCACCCTGGTGGACGTGTACCCAATGATTGTGTGTGCAGAAGACGCCGTTTTCGACGTTGCCCTGAACACCAACTTTGACATCACGCACATCAAGGCCAGCCAGAAGACCAAGGAAGACCCGTTCGGTCAGCGCGGCTATGTCGGCGCATCGTTCTGGTCCGCTGCCTTGGTGACAAACCCTGGCTGGATCGGCGTGATCGAAGTCGGCGTCACCAATCTGAACCCCTAATTTGAACTAAGCCCGCCGTAACAAGCGGGCTTTTTTCATTCACGAAACACAAGGAAAACATCATGGAACATTTCAATATGCGCGGGGCAACTCGCAATCAATCGAATTGCGGATTTGTACTGGGCACCACCAGCACTTACACAACCACCGCAACCACTACGGCTGTGATTGATGGTGTGTTTGGTACGGGTTTGACCGCCCAAACCAACACAGCATCGCCCACAACTGACGCGGCTACCGGCGCGGCTTTCGTCGCCATGGGTGACAACAAGGCAACCGTCTTGGTCTGGGGTGTGAATCTGGCCGGTGCTATCCAGCTCTGCCAGGGCAGCATCGAAGACACAGAAGTTGGCGTGACCACAACTGCAGGCGCTTTCATCAAGGCCCCGCAGTTCCCCAACCTGCCCGACGACTTCTGCCCGATTGCCTACAACCTGGTCCGCACCGCACCGAGCGCTTCGGACTTCACGCCAGGCACATCGAGCTGGACGGCTACCGGTGTTACTTGCTCCACGGCAAAGAACATTTCCGTTCTGCCAGCACGCCCACGCATCGTGTAAGTGATTGCAGGGCTTCGGCCCTGCTTCCGCATAAAAACTTCAAAAGGAAACAGTCATGTTATCTCGCAAATACACCAAGGTTTTGGTCGATAAGGAACTGACGATCGGCAAAGCCGGAGCGCTCAGCCTTATTGCTTCTACTGGCGTCAAGAGCCAAGTGACCCCCACGCAATTGGCGGCCGCCCTGCTGGCGTCTGGTGCAACCCGAACGCTGACAACCACAGGAACCATCACGGCGGCTGACCACAACTGCCAGATCCTGCTCAACAACGCCACTGGCTTTGTCACCACACTGCCCGCGCCAATCGCTGGCTTCCGCTGTGAGGTCATCAACATCCTGGCCAACACAACCGGCAACCACACGGTGGTAACTGCATCGAGCGCAAACGTCATCAAGGGCCTGCAAAACAGCGTGGCCGGCGATGCGGGTGACTTTGGTACAGCCGACGACACGATCAGCTTTGTCGCCAATCAGTCTTTGCCTGGTGACTTCGTTGAACTGCGCTCGGACGGCACAAGCTGGTTCGCCTATGCGCGGTCCAAGGTTGCGGCTGGCATCACATTCACGCAAGCGTCTTAAACCACGCACCAAACCAGAGCCCCTTCGGGGGCTTTTTTCGTTTCTAAGGAGTCTCAAATGGCAAGAGGTGAACCCCGTACAGCGCAGAACAATCCTGTGCTCCAGACAATCAAGAGTGATTCGCAGGATCTGGAAATCGGCCAAGGCGAAGAACGCCTGCTGAAAAGCCAGGGCGCCGCATCGGAGGCCATGGAGCCATCTGTTATTGCGCGCCTGAATGAGCAGCCGTATGACGGCGAGAAGATGGCCATGTTGGCATTCATGAATGAGCCGGTGACTATCCGCATCGGCACCACCACCGACAAGAACGCAGAACAGTGCTTTGAAATCAACATCAACGGCAAGCTGGAGTTCTTCCGCCGTGGTGAAACCAAGACCGTACCCCGCTACTTTGTGGATCGCCTGCTGCGCCTGAAGGAAACCGTCTTCAGCCAGAAGGAAGTGGTCAACGCCGAGGGCGTGAAGGACATCCTGCACATCCCCCACACAGCGCTGAAGTACGACTACTCCATCATGCACGACCCCAATCCTTTGGGTGCATCGTGGGAACGTGCGGTCGCGGCTGAGGCGGGCTGATGAACTTTCTGCAGATATGCCAGCGCGCGGCACAGGAGGCTGGCGTAAGCCGTAGCACTGCCGGGCCAGTGTCGGTACTGTCTCAGACTGGCGAGTTGGCCAAGATCGTTGACTGGGTGCTGACGACATACCAGGATGTTCAGGACAAGCACACGACTTGGAACTTCCTGCGCTTTGACTTTACCTATCCGACGATTGCGGCCACGTCTACCTACCTGCCAAGCGCGGTAAGCCTGACTGAGTTGGCAAACTGGGAGCAGGAGGACGTTCGGGCCTACCTGACTGCAACCGGCGTATCTGACGAAAGCCGCCTGAAAAAGCGCACATGGGATTACCTGCGCGGCGTGCGGCTGATTGGTACTGTGCAGACCGGCAAGCCCTGCGAATTTGCCATCCGGCCCGACAAGTCAATGGTGCTGTGGCCTACGCCTGGCGACATCTACACGGTCAAGGGCGAGTATTGGAAGCGCGCGCAGACCATGACGGCCAACGCGGACGAGCCCATCATCCCGGCGCAGTTCCACATGATCTTGGTGTGGGGCGCGGTGCGTTACTACGCTGGCGACCAGGGTGCGGCCGAGTTGTTTGCACTGGCAGACCAGAACTACAACCGCCTGATGAAGAAGCTGGAGAAAGACCAGTTGCCCGGATTTACCCTTGGGTGGTCCCTGGCATGAAGATCCCGCAAGTCCCGATCAGCACGGACTACATCAAGTTCGCCCGCGGGCTGGACCTGAACACTCCGGTGCTGTCAATCGATCCGGGAATGGCCTTGAGTGCCATGAACTACGAGCCCGGCATCGAGGGCGGTTATCCGCGCATCGATGGCTTTGAGCGCCTGGACGGTCGGCCAAGCCCATCGGCTGCCGTGTATTACTACCTGGCGTACACGCTGACCGGTGCGGTTGTGGTGGGCAACACCATTACAGGCGTGACCAGCGGCGCCACGGGCTATGTAATGCAGGTTGGCACGGGCTACCTGACCATCACCAAGCTGACCGGCACCTTTGTATCAGGCGAAACCATCAACGTCGCAGCGGCTCCACAGGGAACGCTGACCGCTGCGCCGATCATTGGCGGGCACCGTAGCGGCTACGACGATGCGGTTGCATTGAATGCCGCGGCTGATGTGTACCGGGCTGACATCCTGAAGGTGAACGGCGCGGCCCGGCCAATCCGTGGCGGCCACATCTACAAGGGTGTGAACTACGTCTTTCAGGACAACGCAGGCGGCACGGCCGGCGAAATGTACAAGTCCACATCGGGCGGCTGGACTCTGGTGGCACTTGGCCGGGAAATGGCTTTCACCAGTGGCGGAACGGTAGTCATTGCAGAAGGCAACACGATAACCGGGGCAACCAGCGGCGCCACAGCAGTGATCACCCGTGTGGTACTGGAGACTGGAACCTGGGCGGCCGGCACTGCAGCCGGGCGGTTGATCTTTGCCAGCCAGACCGGGAACTTTGTCGCCGAGAACCTGAACGTGGGCGCCAGCCTGAACGTGGCCACCGTCGCCGCAAACAGTAGCGCCATCACGCTTTCCCCGCTGGGCACCTACAAGTGCGTGACCCACAACTTCACGGGCAGCACCGACACATCCCGCATGTATGGCGTCAACGGCGTAGACCGGGCCTTTGAATTTGACGGCACTGTATTTGTACCGCTGAACAGCGGAATGGTGGTGGACAAGCCGACCAACATTGCAGCTTACAAAAAGCAGTTGTTTTTGTCGTTCTTTGGGTCAACCCAGAACAGCGGGATCACTTCGCCCTATGTCTGGACCGCCGTTACCGGTGCAAGTGAAATCGGAATCGGCGACACGATCACAGGCTACGCACCGAGCGCAAGGGCTTTGCAGATTTTCTCGCGCAACAAGGCCAGCCAGTTGACGGGCTCCAGCGTGAGTGACTTTGTGCTGGACACCTTGAGCGAAACCGCTGGGGCAATCAGCAACACCATCCAGATCCTGGGCGCCACCTACGGGCTGGACGATCAGGGGATTCGCCGGGTCAGCGCAAGCCAGAACTTCGGCAACTTTGACGAGAGCACCGTCAGCGAGAAGATCCAACGCCTGATCGACACCATGCGTACCAAGGTGGTGGCTTCGGCCGTGTACCGGGCCCGTGGCCAATACCGCCTGTACGGCAGCGATGGCAGCGGCATCATCATGACGGTGAAGAATGACCGGGTGGTGGGCTTCACGGAGTTTCAGTACCCGGTAAACGTGACCTGCGCATGGTCTGGCGAAGACTCCACCGGTAAAGATGTGGTGTTTTTCGGGGCAGACAACGGCTATGTCTACCAGGCCGACAAGGGCTCCAGCTTCGACGGCGAAGAGATTGAGGCCTATCTGAGGCTTCCATTCAACAACACCAGCAGCCCGCGGACGATCAAGCGCTACCGCAAAGCACTGCTGGAAATGAGCTCGGTGGGCTATACGTCCATTCGCTTCCAGCCAGAGTTTGACTATGGGGACTCCTACTTTGCGCCGCACATGCTGCAGACCGCAACGGGGCAGGGTACTGGAGGCTATTGGGATGTGAGCACCTGGGGGCAGTTCTATTGGGACGCCCGCACGGTGAACCAGCCCGAGTTCGATATCACCGGGTCAGGCCAGAACATGGCACTGATCTTCTACAGCAAAACTGACATCGACCTGGGCCACAAGCTGGACGGGATGATCGTTCAGTACACACCGCGAAGGCTTGCACGATGAAACAAACAAGGGGCGGCCATGGCAACTAACGGCCTATTTAGCTCACCTACCGACATTGCAGCCGTCACCAAGGCGCTATCGGCAGACTTCAACAACCTGGATGCGGCCATTGCGGTTGCGTTTGAGAAACTGCCAACCGAAGTAGAGATCAAGCGCGGGACCATCAACTTTGGGGTGGATACGGGGGCGGCGGATGCCTATGTCGTTGCGCTTCCCTATGCGCCATCCGGGTACGTCGATGGCCTTGAGGTCAACTTCAGCCCGCTCTACGCAAACACTGGGGCCGCGACCATCAACGTGAATGGTCTGGGCGTGAAGTCGATTCGCCGCCTGGACAGCACGGCATTGCTGGCGACCGACATAAACGCCGGGGCGGTGATTTCTATGCGGTACGCAACGGCGACAGGGCACTTCCATATTGCTGGCAGTTCGGGCACAGGCTCAACCGGTGCTACCGGACCCACAGGCCCTACCGGACCCACTGGGCCAGCGGGCGCATCCGGGTCTTTGACCAAGGTGGAGGAATCCGGCGCAACCCGGACGGCTACCGCTGGGAATGACTACTGGCTGACTGGACCTGCCTGCGCTGTAACAGCCAATGCAACCCCGGTTGATAGCGAAGAGTTCTGCGTTACCCCAATCAACGGGCTGACAACCAACACCATTCTTTTTGGCGCAGCGACAGCGCAAGGGTATGACCAATCAACGACAGGAACCGTAACTATGAACCCTCCATTCCCCATGACCTGGAAGTGGTCGTCAACCCTTTCCAAGTGGGTGCTTAAATGAGCGCCACCGCAAGACAACTGATCGGCGGCGGCAACCGCTGGATCACTAACCCGAAACACATGAATCGGGTTAGTGTTTTAAACACACTGGTCAATATAAAAACAGCATCAGGAACGGCGGTGGGCTCCAGCCTTGCAGGTTTTTTTACCGCGCTGGCTCTTAGGGGTGCTCAAACCTCAATTGCTGTTGCTGATACCTACGTCACCGTTGCAAATATTTCTGGCTCTGGGTTTTTAGCGAACTGCGTTTCTCCTACACACACCGCGACTCACACGCCAACTATTCGCATCACAGTAGACGGAACGGCGTACACCATAGCCCCATCAGCAGTACAGCCGTTGTCAAGCCGAATGGTCCTTGGTCCAACTTCATCCGGCGCATCTGTTGGGGCTATTGAAGCTCTTTCTCTAAATGGCGGGTCTGACAACGGATTTCTCAATGCTGCTGTTGGTGGTTTAAACCAGATAGTCACCGGAAACACAGCTATTTCGCTGATGACCCCAGAGGGGCTTTTATCTTATGGGTATCAATTGCTGAGGTTTGAGTCATCGCTGCTTGTCGAAATTAAGTGCAGTCTTTTGTCTGCGAACGCAGTAGATAAGCAGTGCGGCGCAACTTACATATTGGATTTGTGATGCAAATAATCAACCTGACCAAACCCGGCCAAGAGCCAGCAGACGGGGACTTGATCCGCATCATCCACGGAAATGGCGCTACAGAGGAAAAGCAGTACACGGCACCCGTGGAGCCAGAGCCAGCACCAGCGCCCGTCAAGTACCTAAGTAAGCTGGGATTCCGCAATCGATTCACGCCTACCGAGAAGGCGACCATTGAATTTGCTGCGCTAGACAACCCGGCGGCGGCCATGCCTGCACGGATGATGGCCGCAAGCATACGGGCTTCGTTGGCAGATCAGCGCGATGCAACATTCATCGACCCCACGCGACCCGACACCAGGCAGGGCGTGATCAACATGGAAACCGCTGGCTTGCTGGCCGCTGGGCGAGCGCTGCAAATACTGGACGCGCCGATCCAAGACGCTGAAATGTACAAGGGCTAAGCCATGAGCCTCGGAACTGCCAAACGCGCTGCACCACCAATCCCCTACAAGTGGTGCCGCCCTGGTTTCAAAAGCGGGGATCTGATTGCGCAATCGCATGGCGATTGGAAAACATGGAACGGCATCCAAGTTCTGGCGGTTCGCTTGTTCACGCTGAGCACCTATTCCCATGTAGGCGTCATCGAAGTAGACAAGACAGACGGGCGGGTGTACGTGTGCGAGGCAGTGAGGCCGGTAACACACCGCGTCCCACTGTCCACAATTGGCGACTTCTACCACCTGCCACTACCATCCAAATGGACCTACGCAACCAGCCATTACAGGCGCTCGGTTATGGGGGTGGCCTATAGCAAATTGGCAGCCATAAAGGCGTATTTTGTGCAGCTTGCACCCGGTACGGTTAGCCAGTGTGCAGCCTTTGCGATTGAATTGTTACTGCGCTGCGGCGTTGATTTGGGGCGCAAGGCCCGCCCTGATGCCCTGGTTCAGGCTGCTCTTGAAATGGGCAGTGATTTGACTTTTGTGCGGAACCAGAGGATCACATGAACGACAACGACCACACCACCGTTGCCATGCCGGCTTTCAAAATCTTCACCGCCTGGCTGGCTGCACTAGGCCTGCAAAGTTGGGGAGATTTTGCTTCATTCTTGGCCGCCTGCTACACGATGCTTCTGATTGGGGAATGGTTCTTCAAGAAGATCAAAGGCACCCAGCCAAAGGCGGACAAGTAATGTCTGAACAGCAATTGATCCACAGGCTTGGCAGGCTCTGGGATTGGATTGATAAGCGTGACATTGACAAGCACATCGTCACCATCTGCATTCTGTGGGGCACAAAGATTCTCACAGACTGGGCCATGGTTTTTGCCGCCACGAACTCGGCCAGGCCCGGGCTGGAAGTTGCAGCCATCATCGCCGCCGTCACAGGCCCATACATGGCGCTCCAGGCAGCCGCCGTGAAATTCTATTTTGATAGCAGGCCACCCCAATGAGCACACTCACAGAGCAGGATTTCATAGACGCAGCCGCAGAACTCAATTGCGAGGTTGCAGCCGTCAAGGCAGTTTGCAAGGTTGAAGCTCCGCGAGGTGGCTTCAATCCTGACGGTTCGCCCGTCACTCTGTTTGAGGGCCACAAGTTCTTCAAGTTCACCAACGGCGCCTATGCCGTCGAAGCGCCAGACCTGTGCTACCCCAAGTGGACAAAGGTTCACTATGGCAGGAACTGGCAGGCCGAGCAGGACCGGCTGAAGCGCGCCATTGCATTGGACCGCGAAGCTGCATTGAAGTCTGCAAGCTGGGGACGATTCCAGATCATGGGGTTTAACCACATCGTATGTGGCTTTGACAACGTAGAGGATTTCGTCACCACCATGAAGGAAGGCGAGGGCGGGCAACTGAAGGCTTTCGTCAAGTTCGTGCGTGGTTCAGGCCTTGCTCCTGCCTTGCGCCGTCGTGACTGGGCCGGGTTTGCTGCTGGGTACAACGGGCCAGCCTACGCGGACAACGACTATGACGGCAAGCTGGCCATGGCCTATTTTGAGTTTTCCAAGTGAACCCTCTCCTGCTCCTGAACTGGCGCGTATGGGCGGCGGTAGCCATCGCCGTCACCCTGGCAGCCAGTCACTGGAAATCGTACTCAGCAGGCAAGGCCAGCATTCGGGCTGAGTGGAACGCCGAACGCCTGGAGCAGGCCAACCAATCCCGCAAGCTGCTGGAGAAGACCGCAGCAGACACCGCCGAACTGCAGGCGCAGGCTGAAAAAACCACCGAGGCCAAAAATGAACAGATTCAAGCTCTCAATGCTCGCGTTGCTGCTATCAGTGCCGAGTTGCGCAACCGTCCACAACGCCCTGGTGGAGCAGGTGTGCCCACGACTCCCGCCGATGGAAAAGCTGCCAGCGGATGCACTGGAGCGCAGCTATACCGATCTGATAGCGAAGTTCTTACGCGGATCGGACGCGATGCCGACGAGCTCCGACTACAGCTTAAAGCCTGCTACGCCCAGTACGACGCGGCCCGGTCCAAGTTTGAAACCCTGACAAAGAAGGAGTGAGCCATGGACGCCCTGATGATCATCATCCTGCTGACATTCACCCCGATCAAGGACACCAACACCGTTGGTATCAGCTACGAGGCCAAGTTAGGGCTAACGACCATGGAGCGCTGCAAGCAGACAGAGAAGGTGCTGGCCGAGTCCCCGCCTGAAGGCAAGAACGTAATCGTGCTGTGCGCGCCGAACAAAGACAAAGCGCCGGCCAATGCAGCGCCGGCCGCCAAGAAATTCAAAGACGCATAAGGAACACCATGGGAATCCTCAATTACACGGCAGACCAGACCAAAAACTGGATGACCGGAAAGACCGACGCGCAGGTAGCCGAGCAGGCCGCCTCTATGGGGTTAAACAGGGGCCAGATCCGCGAGGCATACAGCACGATCGGCAAAAACTACAGTGATGCCGACCTCGACGGCTACGCCCAAAACAACGGCTACACCTTTGGAGCGAATGGCGCTTTGTCCAAAGCCCCGCTGGCTTCTTCTGTGGCCTCGCAACCATCCCAGAACACTGGTGGAATGCAAATTGGCAATCAGTACATAGGCAAGGCGGAACTGCAAAAGTTCTTTGCCGAAGGTGGCGACCCGAACGAATGGGCGCAGCGCAACGGAATTACTGATCCAGACCAGATACACCAGCTCGCCACACAAGCCCGTGGCATCGCAGGCAATGCGCCAACCGGTGAAGCAGCGCTGCAGCAGTATTTCAAACAGTACCAGCGCTACAACCCCACCGGAAAATTTGCCAACGACTTTGCCGGATGGGTGAACGACCAGGGCGCAGGGACTGCAAACTCGATCCGCTCCGGCACCTATACAGGGGCAGCCACTTCGCCCAGCGACTTCGCACCAGGTGGAATCCACTACGGCAAGTCGTTCAGCTACCAGGACAGCGGCAAGGGCGCACTTGGCATGGGCGGTGGATGGGGTGGTGATTCCGGCGGTGCTGGCTCACAGCCTCCCGCTGGGGGTGGTGCTACTTCGCCGGGCGGCCCAGTTTCTGGCGGGGCAGGTGGTGTTTCAAGCGGAGGCGGTTCGTCTTCTGGTGGTGGAACCAGCGGGCCCGGGAACTGGCAGGTAACGCCAGACCAGACGGTTGAAAGCCGTGTGGCGGGGATCTTGGCTGGTGGTAGTCCGCTGATCGAACAAGCGCGCGCACGCTCTGACATGGCCATGAACTCCCGTGGTCTGGTGAATTCCAGCATTGCAGCCACAGCGGCAGACGATGCGAGCTACCGGGTTGCGCTGGACATTGCCCGACCAGATGCCGCCACGTTTGCCGATGCCGCCAAGACAAATGCCGGCCTGCAGACATCCTGGGGCATCAACCAGAACAACAACCAGACCAGCCGGGACAACACGCAGAGCAATATTTCTGCACAGCGCGAACTGCAACGGGCAACCCAGTTGTACAACAACTTGTCGAACCAGACCGCCACGGCAAGTTCAATCCAGACCTGGGGGCTAAACACGATCACAGCGATTCAGGCATCTGACCTTTCCGCCGAAGCCAAAAACGCAGCGATCAACAACATTCAGCAGTACCTTGCCGACAGCTACCAGATCCAGGGAGACTGGCACACCAGCGCGGCACGGGCAATTGACGCCATTTTTGATTGACCACCATGGCAAATTTCTGGGAAGAAGAGGGGACTAGTGGCTGGGCAGGGCAGGCGGCCGAGGCTGCAAAACCTGCAACAGTTACGCCTGCTGTAAAGCCTACCAAAGAGGAAATGGTAAAGGCCTGGAGCGAGAACAATGGCGACCCTGCAAAAGTGTATGAACTGATGCAGAAGCACGGGCTTAGTGTCACAGATGTTTCTAATGCGCTGGGGGCTGACAAAAAAGCATTTTTTAACTATCTGCGCCCGATCTTCGTGCCCACGCAAGAGCGTAGCGGCGCAGGTGACAACATGGATATAAAGGACGTTTACAAGTACGGAAACGGGCAAGCGGAATACACCGACAGTAACTCGATGTCTCGGGACGACTTTTTGAAGAAGTACGGCACCACGTTTGTAGCTGACGACAAGGGCGGCAATGCTGCGTCAGAGGTTGCAGGTCAGGACGTTGGAGCCTACTATGACCGCTGGCTGGACCCAAAGCGAACGCTTGTAACAGGCGGCAGAGGCGGCGGTGACGAGTTCAATCAGGCAGACCCATCGGCTCCGCAACAAAATGTTTCTGGCTGGGGAACTGGCTACAAGTACCGTGACGCCAATCCTTATTTCGATGCCTGGGATAACGTAAATCCACACCCAGAGAGCCAAGACCTTGGCGGACTTGGCGAATTTTGGCGGCAAATTGGTCGCCCAATAGCGACCGGCGCAGCCATGTACGCAGGGGTCGGCGCGCTCAACGGCGTTCTAGGTTCAGCGGGCGCAGCGGCAGGCACTGGCGGTTCAGCGGGAATCGGCTCTGGCACCGTTCTCGGCGGCGGCACAGCAACCAGTGCAACAACTGCAAAGGGGGTCGCTGGAATATTGGGAATGAGCCCAGGCTACGGCGCCACAGCACTTAACGCCGGAGCGTTGAACACGGGCATGAGTCTGGCGCAGGGCAACAATATTGGCGACGCGCTCAAGTCCGGCGTGACTGCTGCGGCTTTGTCTCCGATCAGCGGGTTTGTAGGGGATGCCACCACATCGGCACTGGGCGACACATTCAACCCAAATATTACCAAGGGGATAGCAACTTTCGCCGGAAATGCGGCGCAAGGCGGGGCGCAAGGTGCCATTGATGGAACTGGCATTTTGAGCGGAATAAGAAAAGGCGCATTGAATGGGATCGTGAGTGCGTCAGGCAATTACATGGCTCAAGGAATTACGGGAAAGATCGATGGCTTTGACAAACTTTCCCCCGCCCAGCAACGGATGGTTAACACAACTATTTCCAAGCTGTTGCAGGGCAAGAACCCAACAAAGGCCCTGATAGATCAGGTAGCAAACGCGGCAATCGCCAAAGTCGCCAAAACATCGAATACCAAAACTGGCGGATGGTCCGCATAAGGAAGCACCATGGACGAAGAAGATTTCTACACATCGCCAGAATATGAAGAGTTGCTGGCCAACAACCCCATAGAGGAAATGACGGACGATGGCCCGACCGAACTGGACCTGTTGCCGTACATCGAAGCGGCCACCAGTACCGGCGTGGATTCCACCTGGCTGCAGGGCCTGAAGGGTGCATGGACTACCGGAGGCAAAGCGCTGGACTCTGTGAGCTCCTGGGCCAAGGCTAACCCCGGGCTGCTTTCAATCATCACATCTGGCGTAAGCGGAGCGATGAAAAACAAGGCTGCCGGCGAACAAAGCGAGCAGGCCCGCAAGTGGACGTTGGAAGACCGAGCCCAGCGCAAGGCCGACGAAGCCGAATTGTGGGAACGCAAAAACCAATCCGTCATCAACACCAAACCTGCAAAGCTGGGAATCCTTGGTGCTGGCATGTATGACAAGCACATCGACTATTTGAAGACAGGGAAATAAGCATGGACCAACCCGTTGATTTGCTGGCGAAATACACCGCCCTGGCCAAAGACATCATCTACAACGCCGACCGTTTCTCCAAGCTGCGCAAGATGATGGGATCACCACAAGGCGCAGTCCTGGCGGTTAAAACCGTGCTGGGTGCCATCGAACAGGCCAAGCCCATACCGCCCGAACTGGCGCGCAATCTGGCCGTGAACACTTATCTGGTGCTAGTGGACATGGCGCAGGCCGCCAGTGAGCAGGAAGACGAAACCCCAGTCAAGGCATCGCCCGAGAAGATGAAACAGGTGATCGGCATGCTGCTGAAAGAAACCAACCTGACACACGGGCCCGGCGCGCAACAAGGTGCACAGCCACCACAGGGCCAGCCGCCCGCACCCCCGCAAGGCGGGATCTTGGCACAAGGAGCAATGTGATGGGTATCTTTGATGGATTCGTGCAGGGCGCGGCTGAGCAGTCCACAAATTTGCTGAACGACGAGATTCGCAGCAATGCCGCCATGGACAAACAAAAGGCGATGGCCGCCTACAACGCTGAGTTGGCAGACCGCCGCGAGCGCACATTGATGGAGCTCAGGCAGCGCATGGCCGATGCCCCGCTGAACCGCATTGGCGAGAAGGCCAAGGAGTTTGCCGGCCAGGATGTCCAACTGGAAGCGCCACCCGTTACAGAGCTGAGCGGCAACCCAACCGAAGACCTGAAGACGGGCGGCATGCGCGGCAACTATGAAGCCATGGTAGCCAAGGCAAAAGACTTGCCACCAGAGGACCAGAAGCCCTATCTTGACCAGATCAAGAAGCAGTACGAGGCCGACACAGCCACGGCAAAGGCAGGCATTCTGGGCCAGACCCGCAAGCGTACCGCCGATGAAGCCCTGGACATGGCCGTTGAAGACGCCAAGATCAACGATCTACCAGGGTACACGGCTTACGAAAATACTATCGGCAAGACGAAGCGCGAAGATCGCAAGATTGACAGCTTGGAACGTAAATACGACTTGAGCGAGAAGAAGAGCGATGCCGAAGTCGCAGACCGCAGGGCCCGTGCCGACTGGCTGCAAACGCACCAGAAGGAAAAGCTGGAGCTGGACAAGGCTATTGCCCAGCAGCGCATGGAGCGCGGCGGCGGCGCTGACGACAAAGACCCTGCGCCTGTGAAAACGGCGAAATGGCTGGCAGCGAACAAGAATGACCCGGCAATGATGGAAGCATGGGATAAGGCCAACCAGACCAAGAGCAAGGACATCAAGGGCATTGCAGCCGACCTGATGGCCAGAGACTCAATGCTGAGCGCGCCAGAGGCAGCAGCGAAGGCCAAAGAGTTGGTAGAGGCTATTGACCGGTCAGAGAAGAAGGCCGCCGACAAGCCGATCACACAGGAAGAGTACGCAAGGCTCCCAAGTGGAGCAGTTTTCACGGCACCTGACGGCACAAAACGCCGCAAACCCTAAAGGCTGACATGGCAAAAGAATGGTGGGCCGATGCGCCAGTAGTTGACAGTAGCTCAGAACCCGAATGGTGGGCCGACGCGCCTCTGGCGGACGAACCGCCTAAGAAGCGCACATGGGGCGAAGCCATTACCGACACCGGCAAGAAGATTGCATCCGGTGTTTCCGCAGTGGGCGAAGAGTTTGGCCGGCTGCGTGACGAGGTGTTTACCGGTGTGGACAACACCAAGGCATCCGCCGTAACGGTGAACACGGCGGCACAAGCTGCGCAACTCCAGAAGACGAACGACCGCCTGGCCGAACTCATGAGCTACGGCGAGGGCGATTCGCCGGAAGCCCAAGGCCTGCGCAAGACTGCTGACTTCTACGCCAAGCGCATGCCACGGATGGTGGGCGACATGACCGAGGCCCAGGCTGATGCCCAGCGCGGCGCGGCCATGACAACCCGGCCAGCCGTTGCGGCCATGGGCGAAGCCAAGACGTTTGGCGAGGCTTGGGACATTTTCAAGGCAAACCCATACGATGTGATTGCTGGCGTGACCGCCACATCCCTACCCGGCACCGTGCCCGCCCTGATCGTGGGCGCAGCCATGGGACCAGCCGCTGGCGCCGCAGCCATGGGCGGTAGCAGCGCAGTGACAGAGGCCGGTAGTTCCATCGCCGACTTCGCGCGTGAATCTGGCGTGGACACCAAAGACCGCAAGGCTGTAGAAGCATTCTTTGCCAACCGGGAGAACCTAGCCGCGGCAATGAACTACGCCGGGAAGCGCGCGGGAATCATTGGCGCACTGGATACGGCATCTGGCCGCATCGCTGGCAAGACCCTTGCCCCGGCCTTCAAAAGCGGCATCGCCCGCCAGGCAGTCAACGTGCCGACCCAAATGGCCGTGCAGGCTGGCATGGGTGCGGGCGGCGAGGCTGGCGCGCAGATTGCCACAAAGGGCCGGATAGACCAGCCGGGTCAAGTCCTGATGGAAGCCGCTGGCGAACTTGGCGGTGCACCCTCCGAAGTGGCCGCATTCTCTAAAGATGCGCGCGATGCAATCCTGAATCGCGGGTCTGCCAAACCAGACCCCGTGCAGTCCGTCATGGCGACGGGCTCAGTGGACGAAGCCATTGCGGCCGCCACTGAATCGGTGGATCCTGACGCAGAACCCGCACCCAGCACCGCAATACAAGACGCCGGCAAAGCCTGGCGCGACATGGGCATTTTGGCATCTGGTGCAACCAGCAGCATCGCAGCGCGCCAAGCCGGCCAAGGCTGGCAAGACATCGCCCCCAACCAAACAGGAAGCCTGGAAGCCCAGCGCGCCGAAATCGAACGGGCTGGTGCACAAGCCAGCGCCGCAAGGGACGCACGCCTAGCATCGCTCGGGCAAGCGTGGCAAGACCTTGGCATCACTGACCCACAAGACGACCTACAAGCACAGCGCGCGGGGATGCGCGGCCAGCCCACAGCGATGCAGCTTGCCATGCAGCGCGCACAGGAGAAAGCCGATGTCAGCCCAGCGCCTGATCTTCAACGACCTGTTGCAGCCAGCAGTGGAGCTGGGAGCATTGACGCCCCTGCGAGCTTGGGAAATGGAGTTGATGCTGGAGAACGACTGGGAACCGACCCAACAGGATCTGGAAACAGCGGAGTGGTTGACGCTGGTGTACGCACCGCCGTGGACACTGCAGGCCCACTAAATTTCACATTCACCAAGAACGCATCTGGAACCGTACTGGTTAACGGAGAGCCCGCGGCTATTCGCGCCGCATTCCCCGATGCACAGGGCATGGTCAAGTACACCGATGGCCAACCCTCTGGCGTGCTATTCAGTACCCGTTCTTCCCCTGACGTTCTCGCACAACTGGAGACACCCCGTGTCCAAAACCCAGCGCAACGAACCAACCCAGAAACAACCCAAGCCGCGCCAGCTCAAGCGCCAGCGGCTGCACGACCTGATGCAAGCGGACAGCCCGCAGCCCGAGCCACGGCCGGAGCCGGTGCACTGGCAGCCGATGGGCTGAAGCCAATAGACCCAAACCTAATCCCCGTATCCAAGCGCGGCACAAAGACAAATGCGGCTCTAGCCCCCGTAAATACTGCGCAACTAGCTACAGAATCAGTAGCAGACGCTGGGCCACTAGGCCGCAACAACGTGCCATTGTCCGAAGGCGGCAAGCCCTACAAGACCAAGCTCAGCGCCGACACAGCCCGCAAGAACCAGCCGGCTATGCGCGTCAAGCGGGTTGAAGGTGGATATGTGCTGGTGGAGAAGACGCCAGCCCAACTGGCCGCCCAGGAGAAAGCAGCCAAGCGACTGAGCCAGCCACGCACCAGCCCGAAGGGCGAGCCTATCCCCGCGCACAGCATGATCGCCGCAGCCGGTGGGCTGAGCAAAGAAGTCATGGCCGATATGGGCATGGGCGACAACCCCAAGGTGGGCAACCGCCGATTGTTTGCGGCTGCAGGTGGTATGACCATTGAACAGGCCACTGAAAAACTGGTGGAAGATGGCTACCTGCAAGAAGGTGCCAGCCATAGTCAGGCCATGGACCTGATCAAACGCAGCCTGACCAACCCGCAGTACACGCCAGAAGGCACCGAGCGGATGGCCGAAAAGGAACTGCAGGAGCGGGAAGCAGCATTCAACGCCGAGCAAGAAGCTCTTGCATTGGCCCAGGAGGCGGACGATACTGCATACGATGCCATCGTTGCGGCTTTTGAGGCCGCCATGCTGGATATGCCACAAGGCGTATCGCAGAGCGAAATGAGCATGGAAGATGCCCTGCTGGCCGCAGGTTTTACAGAACAGGAATTGACCAATGACACAGCAGAGCAAACAGATGTTGGAGGCGCTGACGCTGGAGCAGCGGGCGCAGTCCTTGAAAACGGTCAAAGCCCTGCTGAAGCTGAAGCCGGAGGCGGCGCGCAAGCTGCTGAAGGAAGAGTCGGCACGGCGGGACAAGATCAAGGCGGCCGAGAAGGCTTCGCCCTAAGCGCACCCACGCGCGAGGATGTTCTAGCCCAGCAGGAGCGCGCAGACGCTGCAGCCAAGGAAGAGGCGAAGGCCGACAAGGAAGCCGCCGACAAGGCCAAGGCCGACTCCGAGCGCGGCGAGTTCACCCTGACCGGCAGTGACCGGGCCGCTGATGTGGGCGCGGCTGGTGGGCAGACGGATATTTTTGGGGCGGCAGCGGAGCCTACCAATAGCGTTGACCGTTTTGAAGTCGGCAAGTCATTGACAAAGGAGCAGCGCAAGGCCGTACTTGCAACGCTGGTCGATGTCTACAAAGCCAAGGGCGCACCCCGCGAAATCAAGGGGCAAGGCCGCGATGGCAATGAGCGCAGCGGCTACGTCCATTCCCCCGAGTTGTTTGAAAAGTCGGACATTACCGGCGCGATGGTGCGCTATTACGTCACGCTACCAGACGGCCGGATCGCACACCCGAGCGAGCTTTTCCCGGACTACACCCAGAACGACATCAACAACGAGATTGAACGCAGGGCCAATGCCGAAAAGCGCAATCGGGAGATTGCACGGCAGACCTACCTAGCTGACACGTTTGATACCAAGCGCGAAGCCGCAGACTTTTGGAACGACAAGAGCGCCAAGTCGATCAAGACCGCGAATGGCAGCCCGTCAGTCTACGATGCGTTGGACCGTGACTTCATCACAGACGGCAGCAAGTTCGCAATGATTCCGTCGCCCGTCTTGAAGAATCAGGACATGATGGACGCCATCAAGGCGGAAGGCTGGAAAGTTGCAGGCCCAGCGCCAGAAGCCCAGCCGATAACCCCAGACGAAGCCGCAAACATGCAGCGCGGGGACATCGTGCGCGACTCCAAAGGAGTTGAATACTACGCATGGAGCGCAAGGTTTGGCCGGCTTGATGTTGTCCCCCTTGAGAATGGGAAGCCCGTTGTCTACGCAGGAAGCACCATTCGCTTTGCACTAGACCAGCAAACCCGCGACGC